ATGCGGCTGGGGCTGCTGGTGGAATTACTGGTGTTGGCAATGGTGCAAGCGGAACCGCAAACACTGGCAACGGCGGCGCAGCATCTAGCGCATCAGGCGGCACATCGGGCGCTGGCGGTTCAGGCGTTGTAATCATCTCTTACGCTGGCTCTACGCAACTCATGGCTGGTGGTGTTGTCACCATTGCTGGCGGTAATGTCATTCACACATTCAACTCAAGCGGCTACCTGACACCCTTGACGCTGCTTACCCGCAGCCTACGGTTTCGGTCTAGTGCATCTGCTTATTTGAATCGTACCCCTGCTGGTGCGGGTAATCGTAGGACTTGGACGTATAGCACTTGGGTTAAATTAGGTTCTTTATCAACCGCCTTAAACCTACTATATGCATATTCGGCTGATACTGACAGTGGTTTGTGCCAATTAAGTTATCAATCTAACCAATTAAGAATTCAAGGAATTTCAGCATCTTTTATAATGGTATCAACTGCTGTTTACCGTGACCCTTCTGCTTGGTATCATGTTGTGTATAGCGTTGACACTACACAGACGACTGCTGCTAACCGTGTTCGTGTGTATGTCAATGGCGTAGAAATTACGGCGTGGTCTACAAACACACCTCCACCACAAAACACCGACACAGCAATTAACAACAATGTTGCCCACAACATTGGTAGAAACACAAGAAACTCAAACGACTATTTTGACGGCTACCTAGCAGAAGTCAACTTCATTGACGGACAAGCCCTAGCCCCAACAGCGTTTGGAACATTCAACAGTTACGGTGTATGGCAACCCATCACCTATGGCGGCTCATACGGCACAAACGGCTTCTATTTGCCTTTTAGCGCAACTGCACCTACGGGAACTCCAGCGGTATCGGCTAGTTATTTAGTCGTTGCTGGCGGTGCTGGCGGTGGTCAAGGCGGTGGCGGTGCTGGTGGATTGCTTTCAGGCACGACTTCTTTGCCTACAACATCGTCATACGCTGTCACCGTTGGCGCTGGCGGTGCGGCGACTACTTATGTAAGTGGAGCAGGTGTTAACGGTATTAACGGTTCAAATTCCGTTTTTAATGCACTAACATCTATCGGTGGTGGCGGTGGTGGCGCTGGTCAGGCTGGTTCATACAATGGCTCAAGTGGCGGTTCTGGTGGTGGTGCAGGTTCAACTTATTCAACCGCAAATTCAGGCGGTGCTGGAACTTCAGGACAAGGTAACGCTGGCGGAAATGCAACTGCTGGAGCCGTAGATTATGTTACTGGCGGTGGCGGCGGTGCTGGTGCAGTTGGTGGGTCACGTTCAGGAAATACATCTGGTTCAGGTGGAGCAGGAACTGCTTCTTCTATTAGTGGGTCTTCCGTAACTTATGCTGGTGGCGGTGGTGGTGGCTCTCGTACTCCACAAGGTACAAGTCCAGGCTCTGGCGGCTCTGGCGGCGGTGGGGCAGGTTCTGGCACTGGTACTGGTACAAGCGGAACTGCCAATACTGGCGGTGGTGGCGGTGGTGCTTGTCAGAGCGGTGGCGGTAATCCAGCCAATTGCACTAGCGGAGCAGGTGGCTCTGGTGTGGTCATTATTTCCTACGCTGGCGCACAAAAGTTCACTGGCGGCACAGTTACCACTTCTGGTAGCAACACAATCCACACATTCACGACTTCTGGCGTGTTGACTTACAACCTTGGGACTGACTTCAGCCCACAGGGTAACAACTGGACAACCAACAACATCAGCACAACATCGGGTTCAACCTACGACAGCATGACCGATGTGCCTACGTTGACCAGTGCTACGGCTGCGAACTATTGTGTTTTCAATCCTTTGGATGCAGACACATCTGCGCTTAGTGTTGCGTTGACAAATGGAAATTTAACAGCCTCTGGCACAACCTATGCCGTTTCTCTTTACTCTTGCACATTCCAAGTGCCTACATCTGGCAAATGGTATTACGAGTTTGTTTATTCCTCGCTAACATCAGTGGCGGTTGTAGGCATCCGTAGTTATGCAACTGGTTCAACTGACGTCCAGTATTTGTCAAATGGCAATAAAATTGTTGCTGGGGCTACTACAGCCTACGGTTCAACTTGGACAACTGGAGACACTATGGGTGTAGCGGTTAACCGTGACGCTGGAACCATCACTTTTTACAAAAACAACACCTCGCAAGGGGTAATCACTATTCCAACAAACACTGCTGCTTTTGACATGGCTTGGAACAGTTTGGCTCCTTACGGAACGGCGTCTGTCAGCGTGAACTTTGGTCAACAGCCTTGGACATATACCCCACCATCAGGCTTTGTTGCCATCAACACATTCAATATGTAAGGAAAAGACATGGCAACTACTTACGCAATTCCTGACGGTCGAGTGGCAATGGCGGCTACGACTTATACAGGCAATGGTGGGACACAGGCTGTGTCAAACGCAGCCAATGGTGTGTCAATGCAGCCCGACTTTGTTTGGGTTAAGTCACGCAGCAATGCATATAACCATCTTCTTTATGATTCAATCCGTGGAGCAGGAAAAGCGTTGATTTCCAACTCAACAAGCGCAGAGGGTGGAAATTCTGCAGATTTGCTCGGCTCATTTAACTCAAATGGTTTTTCTGTAAACAATACATTTGGCGGTGGCTCAGACCCTAGCACCAACGGCAACGCCTCAACTTTTGTAGGCTGGCAATGGAAAGCAGGAGGCACTGCTGTCTCCAACACAGCAGGAAGCATCACATCATCTGTAAGTGCTAACACCACGGCAGGGTTTAGTGTGGTGACTTATACAGGGACAGGGGCTAACGCTACGGTGGGTCATGGTTTGGGTGTTGCGCCTAGCATGATTATTGTTAAAAATCGCAGTAGTGCAGCAACTGCATGGCTTATAGGATTTACTTTTTCTGGTTTCAATTGGGGAACTGATTATTTTCAATTTGATACTAGCGCAAAACGAACAGACGGTGCGGGAACTGTTTTTACTACAACGCCGTCTTCAACAGTTTTTTCAATTGGCTCAAATGGAAGTATAAATGGCTCAACTGCAAACACGGTAGCCTACTGCTTCGCACCAGTAGCAGGGTATTCAGCCTTTGGCAGTTACACAGGCAATGGAAGTGCTAATGGGCCTTTTGTGTACCTTGGGTTTAGACCTAGATTCTTGATGATAAAAAGAAGCGATAGCACAGGTGATTGGCTCGTCTACGACACATCAAGAGACACCTACAATGTGATGCCATTTATTCTTTTGGCTAATAGTTCTGCCGCTGAAAGTAGTGGTAATTCCGTAGTTGATGCCCTGTCAAATGGATTTAAATTAAGAAATACTTTTCCTGACCATAACGCCTCTGGCGGCACATACATCTACATGGCCTTTGCCGAAAACCCTTTTAAATACGCTAACGCTCGCTAAGGAGAAATCATGAGTCATTTTGCAAAAGTAGAAAACGGTCTAGTAACCCAAGTGGTTGTAGCCGAGCAGGAATTCATCGACACAGGTGCGCTTGGTCACGGATGGGTTCAAACCTCGTACAACACCATTGGCGGCGTACACACCCAAGGCGGCACTCCACTGCGGGGCAACTACGCTGGTGTAGGCTTTACCTATGACGCTACCAATGACGTGTTCTACGCACCCCAACCCTTTGACAACTGGGTAATGAATTCATCGTGGCTATGGGTTCCCCCAGTTGCTATGCCTGTTGACGAATACTTCTACACATGGAACCAAGAGACAGCCGCATGGGTGCAAGGCGACCTACGCCCAATCCCTGAGCCAATCCCTGAGCCAATCCCTGAGCCAATCCCTGAGCCAATCCCTGAGCCAATCCCTGAACCTGTGGTTGAGCCAGTGGTAGAACCCGTGGTTGAAGCGGTAGTTGAGCCTGTGGTAGAACCCGTTGTGGAGCCTGAAGTAGTGGTTGAGACTCCAAAGGTAGAGGAATAATGGAATATCAGATATTTTTTAATGCTGCCGTAGGCTTGGCGGCTTTCTTTGGCGGCTGGGTGCTTAACAACATCACAAAGGCCATTGAGCGCCTCGATACCGATGTTCGTAATATGCCGCATGACTACGTCAGCAAAGACGACTATCGAACCGACATCAAAGAAATTAAAGATATGCTCGGTAAGATTTTTGACAAGCTCGACACAAAAGTGGACAAGTGATTGATGCGATTGCTTCCGTTCAGCAGCCGTGGCCCAACACCGAGACAAGAATTGTGTTGGTGTGCCGTGTCGTCTTGCCGAGCGAAAAGTATGGCTCAAATGAGTTTTTAGACAAAGACGGGAGGGTTTGCCGTTGGGTTCTGGAGGTCAAGAATGATCGACCCAATTAGTGCGTTTGCAATAGCCCAAGGAGCCATTAAAGGTATCCAGGCTGCAATCAAGATGGGCAAGGATGTCCAAGGCATCACAAGCGATGTGATGAAGTTCTTTGATGCAAAGGACGTTGTTGCAAAAGAGGCGATTAAGGACCCAAAGAAAAAGTACAGTTCCGCCGCCAGTCAGGCAATGAGTACGGTCATGCAGTTGCATGAACTCAATAAAGCCGAGGAAGAACTGAAGTGGCACTTTATCAACCAAGGGCAGTCGGCGCTTTGGGGACAGATTGTACAGGAGCGCAACAGCATAGTGCAGCGCAGGAAGACGCAAGAGATACTAGACGCCAAGGCGGCAAAGAACCGCAAGGCCGAGATAGACGAAGTGATAACGATGGCTTTATGTGTTTTGGTAGCCGCGGCTATATTCATGCTGGTAGCGTGGGGCGTAATTGAAATGAAAGGGAAATTTTAATGTTTGACATCACCGGACTACTAGCAGTCGGCGGCAAGTTAATCGACAAGCTGATCCCTGACCCCGAAGCCAAGGCCAAAGCACAATTGGAACTTGCCACGCTTGCCCAAAATGGTGAACTGGCTAAGATGGCAAACGAAACCGAAATCTACAAGACGGAACAAAACAATGTCACGGAGCGTTGGGCGGCAGACGCAAATACTGATAGCTGGCTTGCTAAAAATATCCGTCCTCTTAGTCTTGTTGCTATCTTTGTTGGGTATTTTCTGTTTGCGCTTATGTCAGCTTTTGGTTACGACGCAAAAGAATCGTATGTCCAATTGCTCGGACAATGGGGGATGCTCATCATGTCCGCGTATTTTGGCGGCAAAACGCTTGAGAACATCATGGAGATGAGGACTAAGAAATGAACCTCTCACCCCACTTCACCCTTGCCGAGTTAACCGTCACCGACCACCGTGAGTTTGACAACAGCCCAACCCAAGAGGAAATCAGCAACCTGCAACGCTTGGCGCAACTGCTGGAACAGGTCAAAGAAGCCATCGGCGGTAAGCCAGTGATGATTAACTCGGCCTTCCGCTGCAAGCAGGTCAATGATGCCGTGGGGAGCAAAGACTCTAGCCAGCACCGTCGAGGCTGCGCGGCTGACTTTCGCGTGCCAGCAATGACCCCTGACGAGGTAGTCCGCGCGGTCATTGCCGCAGGTCTACCCTTCGACCAGATCATCCGCGAGTACGACCGCTGGACGCATATCAGCATCCCCAACACAGAAAGTGCAGAACCCCGAGGCCATGCGCTTATAATCGACAAGGAAACCCCTCGAGGTAGGCCTTTTGCATAAGGAAGAATAATGCCACAAGCAATGACCTTTACGTCGCTGCAAAACGACGTCCGCAGCTACCTGGAACGTGGGGCCTCTGTCGTCACGGACCCATTGGTCTATGCTCAGATCCCAAGTCTGATCAACTTTGCAGAACGGCGCATCAGCCGCGACCTGAAAATTCAGGGCTTTCAGGTGGCCGTCGTGACAAACCTGCAAGCCGGAGTTGCCGTCCTTGCCAAGCCAGACCGCTGGCGCGAGACTATCTCTATGAACATTGGAACCAGTACCGGCAATAATACGCGCGTCCAGCTGTTCTCAAGGGCTTATGAGTATATTAGAAGCTACTGGCCCAACGATACTTTGACAGAAGAGCCGGTGTTCTACGCTGACTACAACTACACCAATTGGATCATTGCCCCAACGCCTGATTCTGCCTATCCAATTGAGATCTTGTACTACGAGTTGCCGGTTTTGTTAGACGACAACACGCAGACCAACTGGCTGACACAATACGCCCCCAACTTGCTGTTGTATGCAACCCTGTTGGAAGCCACTCCATTCTTGAAAAACGACGAACGAATCCCAGTCTGGCAAGCCATGTACCAATCAGCCGCGCAAGCATTGCAAGGCGAAGACATGAGCAAGATCTTAGACCGCGGTGCCGTGAGAAACGAGGCCTAATATGACCACCTACACCAACATCTTTGGCGGCAGCAACATCTCTCCTGCAGAGATTAGCTACGCCACCGTCAGCCTGACGGCCAATACAACTTTTGACTGGGCTCTTGAAACAGCCCCTTCGACAAACTTGATTGCTGGCATCATGGATGTCACGGCCACTGCGGGTCCTTGGAGCCTGACCTTGCCCAGTGCCCTGGAGGCATCAACTGGGCAAGCCATCCTGTTTAACAACGTTGGGGCCAATTCCTTTATCATTCGGAATGCGGCCGGGACGCAAGTAGCCGCACCTGCCGCCGGCCAAGTATGGCAGATCTACCTGACTGACAACACGACAGCAGGCGGTACCTGGCTTGCATTCCAGTTTGGCGCGTCCATCTCGGCAGCAAATGCGGCTTCCTTGGCCGGGACTGGCTTAGTCGCCATTGGTTCTCTCTTGTCCCTGGCCATGCCAGTCACGTTTTTTGGAACCAGCTACACGGCCGGTATCGACGACCGGGCTAAGACATTTATATGGAATGGAGGAGCTGGTACTCTTACTAGCGCGGCCGCCGGAACCCTTGGAAACAACTGGTTTATCCAGCTTCGCAACGAAGGCACTGGAGCGCTTTTGGTAGACCCTCCGGGTTCTCAGACCATTAACGGGTCGTCTACCCTAAGCTTTCAGCCTGGTGATTCTGCCATTATCTTTACGGATGGCAGCAACTTTTATACCTTAGGGTATGGCCAATCGCCTGTCTTTGCGTTTGACTATACCTCTATTAGCGTGGCTGGAACAGGCAATTACGTCTTGTCAGGCAGTGAATTAAACCGCATTGCCTACAACTTTACAGGGGCCTTGACGGGCAACCGCGCGGTCATTGTGCCTCAAACTGTCCAGCAATACTGGGTGACCAACAGCACGACAGGTCCATATACGCTAACCATCAAGACCTCTATTGCTGCAGGTACGGCCATCAATCAAGGCTCTCGGGCTATCTTGTATTCCGATGGCAGCAATGTAGTGGCCGCAGATACTGGCGGCGTGGCCGTGCCTATCAACATCTCTGACGGTGGTACTGGAGCGACCACAGCAGGAAATGCCTTGATTAACTTAGGCGGTACGGCAACGGGCATAGCTCTTTTTACAGCGGTATCTCAGGCCACTGCTCAGGTGGCCATCGGACTTGATCCAATTCAAGGCGGAACCTACTGATGGCAACAACTCCAATCGTCCTTAAGTCGCTGCCTGGCATCAAGCGCGACGGCACCAGGTACGAGGGTGACTACTACGTTGACGGGCAGTGGGTCCGTTGGCAACGTGGCCTTCCTCGTAAGGTTGGAGGATATACAGTCATTAACCGCTACCTGACTGAAGTCAGTCGCGGAGTTAAGACGTTCACAGAGAACGGATTGACCTACTTTCATTCTGGCAGTGCCAGCTTTGTTGAGCGTTTTACCATTGACGGCAGCGGCAACACGAGCCTGATTGCAGATCGTACGCCAATAACGTATATGGTCGACGGCGATAATCTTTGGCAGTTTGACGTCATCTATGACGGTCAATCTATCCCTGCTGCCAACATGATCGTGGCACAAGTGGCCCCAAATGCGGGCTGTCTTTGCAATACTGACGGAGGCCAGATCTTTATTGGTTCGATGACGGGCACCGATCGCCTGACTGAAGTTACGACGTTTCCGGCTGGAGTAAGCGCTACTGGCGGAGTGGTTTCCTTGCATCCCTACCTGATGTACTTTGGAAACGACGGTGTAATCGGATGGTCAGTAGCAGGTGCTCCTACAGACTTGACAGGTGCAGGTTCAGGGAATGCTCGCGTAGCGGGTCAAAAGATTGTCCGCGGCCTTGCTCTTAGGGGCGGTCCAGGCAATGCTCCCTCAGGCCTCTTTTGGAGCGCAGATGCGGTGATTCGCGGTTCGTTTGTCGGAGGCACCGAAGTCTTTCAGTTTGACACGATCAGCCCGTATTCCAGCATCTTGTCTGCGGCTTGTGTCATTGAGTATGACGGCCAATACTTCTGGTTGGGAACCGACCGCATGCTGATGTTTAACGGTGTGGTTCGTGAGATCCCCAACAACCTAAACATCAACTACTTCTATGATGGCCTAAACAGGGCGGCTGCTCAACGGGTATGGGCCTTCAAGGTCCCTCGCTACGGTGAGATCTGGTGGTGTTATCCGCGTGGAGACGCAACTGAATGCACACACGCCATCATCTACAACGTCCGTGAGAACACCTGGTATGACACTGAGCTACCTAATGGTGGACGGACCGCTGGGGAGTGGTCTCCTTTGTACGCTGCACCATTTCTATGCGGCCTACAACCGTCTACTTTCGTGTCAAATAACCGAATTACAGAAGCCGGAGACCTTCGGATCACGCAAGACGATAATCAACGTGTTGTGGTCCCTGAGGAAGGCTACAAGGTCTGGCAGCACGAGCACGACGTCAACGAGATTGACGGCCAGTTTATCACGGCGGTTCCTTCATTCTTTGAGACAGCGGACATGAGCATGCTTGTCCCCCAAGGCGGATCTAAAAATAAGTGGATTCGGGTTGAAGCCATTGAGCCTGACTTTATACAGTCTGAAAACATGACTGTCCAGCTGACAGGGCGAGCCAATGCCAAGGCTCTTGAGGTCCAGGGCCCAGAACGTGTAATCTACGCCACTCCAACAGACCCTTACGAGCAGATTGTTTGGTTCAAAGAAGAACGCCGCGAACTGCGGTTTAAGTTTACCTCCAACACTATCAATGGCGACTATCAAATGGGCCAGATCATCGCGCATGTGGGCGAGGCCGATGGTTCTATGCTCGGTGGTGTTGCAGGGGGTTCCACGTGATCACGCAACCTGTTATAATCGGATTGCGCGACTGGGCCGATCAGATCGTTATGGATCTGTCAACCTACGGCGCACTCATGAGGCTGGACGATGAGGACAAGTGGCAAGAATGGGCACTACAGTTCTGCGTTATCTCAGGACTAAGCCAAAAAAACGTTCCTGATCCATTTGGTTTCACTGACTGGCGTAGTTGGGCGCAACGATTTGTACAGATGGTGGACTAATGACCGATCAAGAATTTATCGTGCTGCTGAATGAGGTAGCCAAGAAAGCCAGGCCATTTAACAGCGAGCTTCGAAGCATTGACTCCATGGAGATGATCCTTAAAGAGACTGGCTTAGACAGTCTTGACATGCTCATGTGCGTAGTCTATCTTTGCGAAATCTACGATGTAGAGGACGAAAAAAGCAAAGAAATGCTTGGCGAGACCCCGCAAGATCTTTTCAACTTCCTGAAGGAATGGGGACGCAGACAACCTGCAGACCTAGACCAAGCCCGGGAGTGGTTCGTATGAGAATCTTCCTCACAGAAAGCCGCACTGCGAGCACTGAGGACACGACTCTTTTTGAAAACCATACTTTCCCCCAAAAGGTCCACCTGTTTCCTGAGACCTACAACAGGATCAAGACCGGCTTGGTCAATCCAGCCCATCAGGTAGCTGAAAAGGTCTTGGACCAAGAGCTTCTAAAGCTCCTCCGAGATACACAACCTGGCAAGACAGCCTTTATCTTGGCTGCTGGCAACAGCAATTTTGCTGGCGAAGGCTCTAAACTTAATAGAGAAAATGAGTGGACCTACAACTACAAGATCCTCCCGCTGTCCCTGACCCAGATCTACGCGGGTCGTGTGGCTGCGCAGTGCGGAGAGATTGACCACACGGCAACGGACGCCACGGCCTGTACCTCTAGCCTCAAGGCACTAATGGACGTTCAGACCCTGATCAGGTTTTATGGCTTTGACCGTGTCATTGTACTGGCCATAGAGGACCAGGTCAACAATATGACTCTCCAATTCTTTGGAGAAGCTAAGGCAACCTTGACCGAAAGCATGGCCGAGACTCACCAGGTGGTCCCCAGTGCCTTCGATTCAAAGAACTTTGGATTCTATATAGGTCAGGGAGCTGCGTTTGCCGTATTTGAGTCAGAAGAAGCCCTAAAGCGATCAAAACTGCGGGCAAGAGCCGAACTTTTGTCAGCTTGGACGGCAACAGAGGTTGCCAAAAATGCTATTGGACAACGAGAAGATGGACAGGGTTTTAGACGAGCTATCGAGGGCGCTCTTAAACTTTGTCAAATCTCCTCAGAACAAATTAAAATCGTTAAAACTCATGGTACCGGAACCAGATCTAACAACGAGGCTGAAAAAGCTGCGCTGGAAGGGTTTTTGAGTGATTTTGTAGCAACATCGTACAAGCAGCGAATCGGCCATACGATGGGAGCGAGTGGATTGTTAGAAACCCTCTTGCTGTTCAATGATTTAGAAAAGGGAACTGTCCCGGGGATCTTGAATCGCAGCGAGGAGGATCATGTGTTCCTCTCTGAGGCGGTTGAAGCACCCGAAGGGGCAGTGCTAAGCTTGAGTGCTGGCATGGGCAACGTGTTCAGTGCTGCGCTTTTCAACATGAGGATCTAATTATGCCACTCGTAGACAGCAGACAACAAATGCTAGATCTTGGCGAACTACTTAAGGTAGCAGCTGAGAACACAAAATCACAGTATCCTATGGAATTTGTGTACGCCTCCTTTGTGAAGGAGATTCAGATGCCTGATAGCAAGTTTTATCGCTATGGCAACACGGTCTACGTAGTGCATGCTTCGCCAAAAGATCCTCGCAAGGGTATGTTTAGAGCGCTGAACGCAGATACCGCTCCTAATTTTATAGCTTCTGGTTTTGCTTTTGTAGTTGATTCTTACAAAGCAGGTCTTGACACGCTGGTCACCCAGTTCAGCGACCAGAGCCTCATAAACATTTTCCGCAATGTTGCAAAAAATCCTCCTAATCCTGGCATGGGCTATAACGTGACCATGCTGAAGGACGGACAATACCAAGTTGCTTTGCAACTCGGACAAAAACGTGAAGGAGCACAGCAATGAGTGCCGTAGTAGAGTTTGTTGAAGACGTTGTTGGCGGCGTAGTTGAAGCAGTTGGTGATGTTGTTGAAAGCATCGGCAATGTAATCAGCGACGTTGGAGTTGCCATTGACAAGTACGTCATTCAGCCCATCCTAGACGACCCCCTGTCAGCGATTGCTACGGTAGCAGCAGCAACGTTTTTAGGACCCGCCGCGGCAGCTTTTTTTGGAACGTCAGCTACGGTTGGTGTCGGCGTCGCGGCAGGCCTTGCTAATACAGCGGCAGGTCTGGTTCAAGGTGAAGACTTTGAAACTGCAATTAAAGGAGGCCTTGCTGCAGGAGTGGGTTCTTACGCCGGAGCAGAGCTTTTTGGTGGAGGCGGCAGTGAAATGTCTTCTCCAACACCAGACCCCCTTGATCAGTTGCTAGCGAATAACAACAATTTTGTTGACGTGCCGATGGACTCGCTTGCGTCTGCTCCTTCTGCCGTAACAAGCCCAGTTAGCTCGCCGAATATCACGACTACTGACTTGCCTCCAGCGGGCACTCCAACTAGCCTAGATGTATCTGCCCCAACAACTACAGTACAGGCTTCGCCTCTTGAGTCAGTTGCTTCTCCGGCAAACGCGACAGCGGCTGCTTCAACTACTCCAAGCCCACTTCAATCGTTAAACACAACCGTCCCGCAGGTTACGGTACCTGAGTTTACGTTATCAGGTTTGGACACCCCGTTTACGTCGGACTACAGTCTGACAGGCGGCATGCAGTCAAGTGGTCCTGGTTTCAATATCTCTAACTTTACGCCTGCCGATTCGTTTGACATCTACGGCCAGCCTAACTATGACTTGACAGCTCCAGGAACTTCCGGCGGTCCTGGCATGCAGTTTTCAAGCAGTCCTAACGTTGCCCGCATGGGCGGAGGCCAAGGCTTGACGGCGGATGTAAGTGGGCTGCCGCAGTACATGGAGAACGGAACTGCTACCACTTTCCAAGGAGCAAATGGTCGGACCTACGGCAACGCAACTCCTGACATGACAATTGGCGCAAGAAGCATGACTCCAACGCCTGATACCATTACCTACGGGGCCACGGAGAATATGGGCACCCCGGGTGTCTGGGATCAAATCACCGATGGAAACTTTACTGATGCAGCTAAAAACATTGGCAATAAAGCCATTGACAAGGCCGTTGGTTGGTATGACAAGGCGAGCCCTTGGGAAATTGCAGGAGCTGGTCTTGGGGCAGCTACTTTGCTCGGTGGATCTGGAGCCCCTCCTGCTGGACAACCTCCAAAAGGTTCAACGCAAGACAAAAACTTTAACAAGTCACTTGACCTATACACATATATGCGCGACAAGGCAAACTATCAAGGCGATCTCACTAAGTACGGTCAAGTCGGTGAACCAAATGCTAGCGAGCACCAATACTTCCAAAATACTAGATTCGTACCAGTCCCAATTGGAGCCAAGATGGGCGGCCTTATCCAGATGAAACATTTTGCGCAAGGCGGTCAAGCTCAAGGCATGCAAGATCCACGTAGAGCCCAGATGATGCAGGCCATGGCGCAGCAGCGTCCTGCTGGTCAAGGTGGTCCTATGGGCATGGCTCAGGGACGCCCTCCAATGATGCAAGGTATGCCTCAAGGACGTCCTCAGATGCCCCAGCAAGGTGGACCGCAAGGTATGCCTCAAGGACGTCCTCAGATGCCCCAACGTCCTCGCGACCCAAAGACAGCCTACTACCAATATGGCAACCCTCCTGCAAAAGCCATGGCAATGGGAGGTCTTAACCAAGTGCACAGCATGAGAATTGGCGGTGGCGCAGACGGTCGGTCAGATGACGTGAATGCCGTCTTGTCTGATGGCGAGTACGTATTTGACTCAGAATCGGTGGCAATGCTTGGCAACGGATCCTCTAAGGCAGGGGCCGCCAAACTTGATGAAATGCGCTCTAAACTGCGTCAACACAAAGGACAAGCCTTGGCCAGCGGCAAAATCAGCCCTGATGCCAAAAGTCCACTAGCTTATTTGAAGGGAGCTTAATATGGGAGTTCTAGACTTTCTGTTCCAAGGGGCTCCACCTGCATCGGTCACGACGTATGGTGAGACAACCTCTAACGTTCCTGCTTGGTATTCTGACTATACGCAGGGCTTGATCAGTCGAGCCAACTCGATTGCCGCAGAGCCCTATCAGCCATACAGCCAGGCCAGGATTGCTGGCTTTGATCCACTTCAGACGGAGGCGTACAATAAGACTGCCGGATTATCTGGCCAGTACCAGCCCATGCTTGACATGTCGCAAAATGCGATCTACAACGCAG